CGATCGCAGCATCAATGCCGCCGATAATCCCTTCTGAAATCGTGCCGCCGATCGATTGAGTGAGATCACGCAGGGCCTGCTGGCGGCGGTTCAAATCTTCCAGCGCCTGCTGCTGCTTGAGGATCTCCTCAGTGATGCCCTGCTCGTTCATCTGACGGGCGATCACCTCAGCCCGCAGATCTTTCAGCTGCTGACGCTGCTGCTCTGTGAGATCGGTGCGCCGCAGTTCATTGTCGAGCTGCGCTTCCAAGGCTGTCAGCCGCTCGTTTTCAACGGTCGCGGTGTTCTCAGCATCAACACGTTGCTTGGCCAGTTCAGGGCTTAGCCCGCTGCGCATCAGCTCATAGATCCGCTGCTGATCCTGCAGCTGCTGGTTTGCACCGCGCGTTACGCCGTCCAGATCCTGCTTGTACTGGCCAAACTTTTGCTGATAGGCGCCAAATAGGTCGTTGAAAGCCTGCTGGTCCTTGACGGCTTTCTCAGTGCCGATTGCGCCGCCTAGCTGCTGGCCAGCTCGCTGAATGCCACCCATCAGGCCAGCGCTGTTGAAGCCCGCCATTGGCGCGCTGGGGCCTTGTGCCTGAGCACCCATCGCACCAGGCAAGAACTGCCGGTAGGCGCCACTGCGATACACCGACCAGGCACCAAAGCCCTGCGACTGATAAACCTGCCGTGCAGCGTTTGCGTTCGTGGCCGGGTCGAACAGCTGATTGTTGCTGCCAATGCCGAACTGACGGCGCCGCTCTGGGCCCATGCCGCCCAGCATGTTGATCTGCCACAGCCCATAGCTGTTGTCGCCGGTGGCAGCGTTGGGATTGTGGGCCATGCTGCGGCCGCCAGACTCGGCCATGGCGATCGCCGCCATGATCCGCGCGTCCTTGTCGTTGAAGCCCGCAGCCTTGGCCAAGCCCACCAGCGTGCCAACATTGAGCTGGCCGCCACGCACTGAGCCGTTGCGCAGGCTGGAGGGGCCTAGCGCACCACCAGCACCACCAGCACCGCCGAGCACGCCAGCGGCCGCCTGAGCGCCATCCACCATGCTCTGACCGAGCTTGCGGCCTGCGTCCTGCAGGATGTTGCTGACCGAGCGGGCGTAGCCCTCCTGGATCTTGCCAATGCCATCGGCCACGCTGGTCTTGAACTCTTCCAGCTGTCGCTGAAGCTGAACCTGCCGATCGGTTGCGTTCTGCTCGTTCTCGATCCGCTGCTCGCTGTAACGTCGCGAGATCTCGCCCAGCTCCTTGGCTGCGTCGATACCCTCAGTGCTCAGGCCAGCAGCTGACAGCCGCTGCCGCTCAGCTTCCAGCGCCTGATCCTGTTCCTGCTCAGCGATACGCCGGCGAGCTTCAGCGATGCTGCGCTCGATCTGCAGCCGCTGATCGCCTAGGTCACGCTCCAGCTGCGCAGCGCGCTTGATGGTCTCAGTGCGGAAGTCGGCCAGCTGCTCGGCGTTGCGCTGCGCAGCATCAGCGAGCTTTTCCTCCATCTGCGCGCGGGCCTTGGTTTCGTCCTCCAGCGCTTTCTTGCGAGCAGCAGCGCGAGCAGACTCGCGCTCTTTATCGGCGGCACCCTGAGCACGGACCTGATCAGGCGTCAGCTGATCAGACTTCAGCTCGCGCGTCACGCGCTCCTGTGCCAGCCGATCGCGGATCTGTGCCTCGCGCTGCCGCAGGAATGACTCGCGCTCGCCGATGTTGAGGCCGAAAGGGTTCGAGAACCGATTTTGCGCATCCTTTAGCGCCAGCTCGCGGGCCTTGATCGACTCCTGTAGTCGAGCATCAGCCTCACCATCGCCGCCAAACAGCGACCCCCAAACCTCACCGGCTTGCCTGATGAACCGCGTGAAATCGCGGATCAGCGCCACAGCTGTGGGGCCAAAGGTCTTGGCCACCTCTGTGCCCAGTTCGGTAGCAGCGTTGCTGAGATCTTTCAGCGCCTGCGTGCCGGTGTCGAACTGCGCGTTCAGCTTGCCGAGCTGCGACTCGCTGAGCTTTGCCAGCGCACGCAGCACCACGTCGCTGGTGACTTCACCCTGTGAGGCCAGCTCCTTCAGCGCGCCAATGCTGACGCCCATCTCCTTGGCGATCGCCTGAGCTACCAGAGGGGCCTGCTCACGGATCGACCGCAGTTCTTCACCCTGCAGCACGCCAGAGGCCAGTGCCTGCTTCAGCTGCACCAGCGCGGCAGATGATTCCTGTGCTGTTGCGCCACTGTTACGGGCCGCGGCCGTGAAACCGATGAACGCCTTCTCAACCTCTTGGATCGTCACGCCCGTGGGGCGCAACGCCGCGTAGAGATCCGCAAAGCCAGACTGAGCCTCAGTCGTGCTCAGCCGCAGGGTCTGCGCTATGCGGGCCGCGGCCTGCTGCGCTTGGTTGTACTCACCAAACTCATCTGTGAGCGCACGCAGGCGCACGCGGGCCGACTCCGCATCGAGGCCGACACGCACCACGGCGCCGGCGCCCTGCGCCGCAAACTGCGTGGCCTGAGCAGCGATGCCACCAGCCACACCAGCCAGCAGGGCCTCACCACGGCCGATGCCGGCACCCTTAACCGCAGTGCCCTGAAACTTGCGCAGCCGGGCCTCGACCGCATCGATGTCGTTGCTCAGCAGCTTGAACTTTCGGCTGCCAAACTCCGCCTGTTCACGCAATACACGCAGCGCTGTCGCCTGCTTCTGCAGGCCGGCGATGGTGTTGGTAGAAGCTGCGCCGAGCGCCTTTGTGGCGGTGTAAAGCTGATCGAGCGATCGCTTGCTGACGCTGCCCTGCTGCGCCAAGCCCTGCAGGTTCCGCTTGAGCTGGTCAAGCCCTTGGCCCTCCAGCTTCGCCGTGAACTTGATCGCAGTGTCGAGGGTCATCGCCATGGCTCAACCCTCCTTGTGCATTGCAGCCAGCGCGGCGCCTTCCATGATCTGCAGATCCTCCAGCAAGGCGCGCTGATCCTTCACTTCATACAGTCTAAGGAGCCATTCCAAGACGCCGTAATCGAGCCCGATCACACCGCCAGCGCTTGCGCGCCATTGCGTCTGCAATCGGGTCCACATCACCACGGCGTCCCAGTTCTCCTCCCACACCTCAAACGTCTCTGGCGCACTCGGGCCCGGCGCTGGTATTCCCATCGCCGCAGCATCGTCCGCCGTTTCGTCCTTCTCTCCGCCGCGAGCCCAATACTCAGCGGCGGCGATCAGTTTTTTCGTTTGCCCTTGCTCAGGCTGTCGAGCCAGCTCGTCACCACAGCAGCAGCAACCAGCGGGACATTCAGCAGATCGGCTTTTGCTTTTTCGCTGTAGGGCACGTCAGTTCCCTTGGCGTCTTGGATGCCGGCCCAACCGACCAGCACCTCGGCGCACAGCTCGTCATCGTTCAGCTCACCGGCCTGAATCAGATCCCAGATCGCACGGATCCGAGACTGCGGCAGCCGGCGGAACTCGGCGTCAAAAGCCTGTTTGTCAAACCGGCCACCATCGACGGGAAATTCGACGGTGACCGGCCAGGTGTATGACTCGCTCTGCGAGAGAACGAACATGCAATGCTCCTTAGGTGTAGACGAGGCTCAGCTCATCATTGCCTGCGCTGGTCGGAATGGCCAGGTAGGGCAAGTTCAGCATCTGGATGCCGTCCTGGTCGGAATAGGACGGGCTGCCGATGTCGGACTGAGCTGAGGTGAACGTCACGATGTTGCCAGCCGTTGCACCGTGCTGGAAGGTGATGCTGCCAGTCGTTGAACCGTTGGCGATCGTGAAGAAGTCCTTAGCCGTGATGGTCGGGGCCTCGATCACGCAGGTGCCGTTGGGGCCGCGGTCAGTGATCAGCACTTCTTTCGTGCAACCCACCAGCTCGCGGTAGACGATGTTGTTGGCCACATCGAAGTTCAGGCTCTGCAGGCAGCCGCTGTAGCTGAAGATCGAGAAGTTGCTGGTGTTGCCGTTCTTGAAGATCAGCGGCGCAGCTTGGTTCGCATAGGTGGGGCTGGCCAGCGCCGTGTCGGTCGGGGCGTTGTAGATGCCGGTCATCGTGAACGCGATCACCGGAATCTGGCCGACCTGCGCATTGATGCTGAAGGTGCCGCGAGCGCCAGTCACCTTGTGACGGATGCCGTCGTTGTGGAAGTAGATCGTGACCGAGCTGAAGCTGCTGCTCACCGGCGCGTAGGTCACGCTGGTGCTGGCAGCAACGGTCTCGCTGAGACCGCAAGCCTGCAGAACGGGCCCATAAGCGGGAGCAGTGCCGGCGGCACCAGAACCAGCCAGTTCAACCTCGAAGGTCACCTCAACGCGGGTCTGCGCCAGCAGCTGATCACTCACGCCCAAATAGGGGCGGATGAGATCGCGGCTAACGGTGTCAGCCTGCAACGGGGTGATCTCAAGATTCCGCACCAGAATGGCGTTTGCCGAGCCGGTGGGATTGGGATCAGTCCCGTAGGTGGTTTCAGTTTTCGCCAGAATCAGGCGTTTGCGGCTCAGGAGCGGCATTGCTCGTTACCTCTGCTTCGGGTTCGGAGGAATTGGCCGGCTCTGTCCGCTCGATGAGCTTCCGTTTGCCGGTTTTGGGGTTCAGCAGGTATGACCCGCCTTGTCCCCAGTATTCATCGACCATCGTAGCCATGATCAGCTCGCCAGATTTGTGACGGAGGTTCGATACAGCACACGATAGTCGCACTGGATTTCACCAGCTGCGCCATCAGCTTCGGTGAAGTTGAAAGTCACGCCGATCGGCTGCACATCGATGGCGTAACCGCCCAGCGTCAAATCGGCCATCACCTTGCTATGCAGGCTCTCGATAATCGGATCAGCCAGCTGATCAGGCACCGCACCGCGCACGATCACGCTGATCCGCACCACCATCGACCAGTCCAGAGTCGGCAGCGCGGTGTTCTGCGCAGCGCTGTCACTGATCGGTTCCACCACGATCGCCGGGCTCTCGGCCCTGCTGATCGGCTCTACACGGCTCCGGTAGATCCGCGTGCTCACGCCGGTGGTGTTGGTGAGCGCCGTGCGCACGGCGGCCAGGATCGTCTCGCGTTTGGTTGTCATGCGCTGGCCACCTGAACCACTGTGCAAATGATCCCAGGGATTGCTGGGGCCACCAACGGGCTGGTCGTGGCAGCCGTCGCCAAGATGTACGCATCAACGTCGCTGGTCGCCCACATCAGCTCGAAATAGTCGCCGGCCGCGGCCTGCTGCACGTAGTTCACCGTGCCGATCATGTGGCCATTAACACCGCTGTGCCTTTCGGTGACGGAGAACCTGCTATTGGATGCCGCCACGTTGCCCGTGTCGCCGCTGTCGTTCTTGCGCAGCCAGATCTCAACGTCGTGGATTTGTGAATCTGTGTTGGTCAGCTGCACCGAGTAGGTCAGGCTGTAGACGCCGGGATGCTGCAGCGTGATGCGGCTGCCCGAGACAATCGAAACGCCGCGGTTGGCAAGATCACCAGATCGCAGCTGGATCGCGGTCGGTGTGTTGGCGGTGCCTGCTACCTGCGATGTCAGATCCCAGAACGAACCCCAGTAGCCAGGGCAGCCGGTATAGGGCAGGCTGGTCCACGAGGTGCGGCCATCACCGATCTTCAGGTTGCCGGTGTCGGCCTCCAGCCCCCACTCACCCGCAATCAGCACGGGATTAGCTGCTGCCCAGCTGGCGCGTTTGTTGACCTTGCTGATGGCGCTCATACCTTCTGCAATCCGATTTCAACAAAGGCGCCGTCATCGATCAGCCGCGTCTCGCGCACCTGATAGTTGACGCCGGCCACCGTGATCGCGTCGCCGTATTTCAGGCCGCCGAAGTCCGCTGTGCGGGCCGTCAAGCTGTAATCAGTGCTCAGCACCATGTCGCCAGAGATGATCTGGCTTGGCATATCCAAGATGCCCAACGCCGAAACGGCGCCAGCCGTGCAGCTGACGCCGAAGTCGTTGAGGAACCCGTTCAGATCCTCAGAAATGGCCATCAGCCGTACTTTTTGAGGCCGTAGCCGAAGCAGGTGACAGCGCTGGAAGCGGTGCCGGTCTCAGCGGTGCAGCTCAGGCGCACGTAGCGCTTCAGCTCATCGCGGTTCAGGGTC